AACAGATTCTTGCAATTCCTCTAAATCCACACTCTTCTTTTTCGTCGCCATATGTAACTCCTATTAATTCTTAACAACTTGTTTTACCGAAACTGTATTTCCATTTTTATATCTTACAAAATAAACTCCCTTTGGTTGGGATGACATATCAATATACATTCTTTGTGTACCACCTGAATAAGCTTGTTGTGTTTGACCAAATACTGGCTGACCAAGTTGGTTGATAACTTCAACACCGAATTGATCACCGGCCATAAGTGGCTTTGTTTCTACTGTGAGGTTTTCCTTGAAAGGAACAGGATATGTAACAAACAGGTTATCAAAGTCGAATTCAATCGGTGCCATCATGTAAGCAATCTTACCATCAGAATTTGATTCATTGATGTTTACATCTTCTGCCTTTGAATTACCAACGGCCTTTGTAACAACACGGATAGGTGATTCAGTCCAACCTGTTTTCTTTACCTTGAATGTAAGGTTGAAAACTTCTGCATTTGAACGGATAACATCTTGTTTGTTTGATGTTTCATATCCACCCCATTCAACGTGGTCACCCTTTACAAGAATGTAAGATGTCCATGACTTTACTTGTTCTGATACATCGATGTTCTTGAATTCAAGAAGATTTGGATCGTATACCACACCGAATTGAAGAGAACCAATATCGACGCCATTTGTTACAAGTGTAACTGGAACTGTTACTTCTGATTCGTTTGAGATTGTTAAACGTGGAAGTTCAAATGATACTGTTTCTTTTGCATTCTTATAAGAAACACGAGAGTCGCGAATATATTCCGATGAAGTTGGGTCATCTGTATTACGTCCCATGACCATGCCGATATTTGTAAGACCCGTTCCGTTTGCATCACCGAGAAGAACACCCCAATAAGAAACACTATCCTCACCGTTGAGTGTGTCAACGAGGTCATGTGTTGGTGTGATTGTAGATGTGAAGTTTGTACCAGGAGCGGCAAATATAGATTGTTTCTGTCCAACACGGAAGAACATTACGTCCTTTGTTCCCGGAAGGAAGTCATTCCAACGTTGTGCACCCTGTGCGATACGATTGAACACAAGGAAGGCATCGGAGATTGTATAGACATTGTTTTTGTTGATGTCAGCTGCAAAGTATTGGAACTTTGAGAGTGTGTCTGTTTCAAGAACAACATCATTGATTTTGTATGCATCTGTTACGTTTACAGCATCACCAGCTTTTGCGGTATCACCATTGATACGAATCTTTACATAAGAGATAGATGTATCAACGTTTGTACGGAGTGTAACTTTACCTGTTGCTGAATCTGTTTCGTAGATGGCAAGTGAGTCCCAGTTTGTTGCAACTTTCTTACGTTGGAAGAACTGAACCTTTACCTTACCCATTGGAGTTTGGTCTTGGTTGAAAACATAAAGAGGCATCGTAAACGGAGGACGAACAAAATATCCACCATAGTTTACCATACCTAATGTTACGTCTGTACCACTATTGATTGTTGCCTTGTTTGAGTATGATGGTGTACCGATAAGTTTAAGTGAATCGGGGTCTACATCATAGAAACGTGGGCCATGTGTAAACACTAACTTTACCCAAGCACCGGCAGGGAAAGACCAACCTATGTTGCTTCCTGTGTAAGATACGGTGAGGGTAAGATAATTAGCGACTCTGTTTGAACGGAAATAAACAGATTCGTTTGTTATTGTTGGACCGGCAGTTGCAACTACGTTTGAAAAAGCTGCGGTATCAAAGAAGATACGGGTCTGAATAGCTTTTACTTTTTCTGAACCTGTGTAGTTGTAGTGAAGATACAAGGTTGTTGAACCTTGAAGATAAGAACCTACGATAAACGACGTGTCTACAAGCACGTATGGTTTAGAAGCATCTGGTGCCGGTAACACCTCTCCTAAACCATTTTGGGCTACTGCCCCTGTAAGTGTACTGAAAAGTATGCCAAGGGCAAGTATAAATTTTTTCATCTCTAATTTCCTCGAAAAGTTGTAGTAAAAAAACAAACAAAACTTTCCGAAACCTATCAGAGATAAATATGTTTCTTAATCTTTTTTATTCACCTCTTCGGAAGAATTTTCTTCTTCTTTTTGAAATTGAGAATAAAACTGCATTAATTTATTGTATGGTCCAACCAAAGACCAAGATTTTTGTGTATCTCTCCAAATCATACCGACGTAATTTATCTCTGCATTACCACGAGAAACTCTCTTTAACTTTGTAGCAATAAGATTTTTTTCCATCGGTGATAAATTATCAGTCATAAGTTTTCCGTTAAGGTGATCAACTTCGTGCTGAACAACAACAGAGTTTGGAAACTCTACTCTGATTTCTTCTTCTTGCCACCCGTTATCGGGATTGGTGAATTTTACAGAGACAATTTCATCTCTTTGCACCTTAGCAGAAACATCGGGGATAGAAAGACAACCTTCAATTGAAATCTTTGTTTCACCTTCTCGTCCTGTTATTACAGGATTTATCATCGTTATTAATTGTTCACCAAATTGAACAAGACAAACTGATTCATCTCTACCGAGTTGATTTGCGGCAAGACCAAGACCACCGATTGATTGAAGTGTATCTTTCATATCTCCAATCAACTTTTCAAGGTTTTCTTTTTCTTTTTCTACATCCGAATGTTTAGTTTTTGTTCGTAGTATTTTGTGATTGGAACTATACAGAACTACTGGTTGTATCATTTATCACCCATTTGGATTAGCATCACGAATAGCTTCTTTTACCCATTCATATGCACGGGTGTTTGTAGAATTTATTTTCCACCGTGTGCTCTTTGTGTAATCGTGTTCCTTGTCTCCGAACCCACGCTCTTCCGCAACACGAACAACTTCACCACTCTCGAATTGAATAATCCAAGCACATTGTTCTGTTCCATCGAATGTATCATTGTTATTTGCAGAATATGTTGGTTGACCGAATGTTCGAACTATGTGATTATAACCACATTCCATTACAGCAAGTTGTGGGGAAAATCTGAGATCTACGTCTCTGGTGTTTCTGAATTTTGGATATTTTCTATTTTCCATGTTGTTATCCTTTATTTTTATAATCTGTTTCGTAAAATCCACTTCCTTTTAGATGTGGTTTTGATGAACTAAATGACTCTACTTTTACTAATTTACAATCTTCTTTACCACAAGAACATTTTGCTGGAACGGATGTTGATGTTGGTACAATATACTCATCAATTTTATCACATGATTCACATTTAAAATCATAGGTTGGCATTATTTACTCCTGTAAAAAGAAGGTTTACAATATCAATCAATGTGTTAATCCCAAAAGCTATTGGCAATCCAACAATTATTGTGATGATAAATGCTGTTATGAAATAAACAAAATATCCAACAATAACGATGGCACCTGTTGCCAAAAATTCCATAAATGATTTAAGCATAATTTATCCTTACATATTTTTTCATACAATCATAAAATTCCAATAGAGTATCGAATTCATAATTCAATATCACTTCATCCCATACATCAACCCTGAATATTTTATAGAACTCTTTTCGTAGAGATGAAAGTTTTTTCTGCTCATCTGTAAGATACATCTCAAGTAGGTTTCTTTTCTTGCGGGAATATGCGAGAAACTCTCGGTCAAGAGATTCTTCAAGTGTCATTTCATCATTTTCGTGCATCGTATGAATCGTATTTTTTGCACGGGAATAACTTGACTCCAAATCCTTCAATGATTTTGAAATCTTTTTACAGGCGTCAAATTCGCCAGATTTAATTCTTGTCTCTAATAGATTTTTCATAACACTAATATACGAAACTTTTTTGATATTTCCAAACTATATTTTTGCTACAGCAGGAATTAAATGGTAGTAGTCTACCTTATCTAAATCTACAAGTTTTTTCAGAAATCCTAATTTCATTACTCTGTGGATGCGATTCTTCATATAGAATTTTAACTCATCTTTCACAAGCGGTATGACAGAACGTACAAATTCATTTTCACTTGTCCCACCGGATTTTATCCACAAAGATTTTTCAGCATCAACGAGTGCTGTCAAAATCATTTCTAAACTTGGATCGAGTAGTATTATATCCAAAACAGTTCTTGTATCAAAGTTCATCTTCGTTAGCGTTTGGTTTATCAAAACTGAAAAATGCTTGTTTAGAAAGCCAAGAGAAGGCCATTGTTTTTATTTCTTCATCTGACAATCCGTTCTCATGATAGTTTTCTAAATCTTCTTTTGAGATGTTTAGAGTTTTACCATTATATGAAAGATTCCAATCATTTACAAACATGAATGGTTGGTACACAAATTACCTCACTTCTTTTTCTTTGATTCAAAAAGTTCATCATCTTCGACTTCTGAATCTAGGGCGCCATCAAAATCATCAATACCCACATCCATACCATCATCTTCATATGATTCACCGTCCCAATCTTCTTCATCCATGTCATCCCAACCATCTTCATCATCCCAATCATCACCCATTTCAGGATCATCTCCACCATTTTGATATGCCATATACCCATAAACGGCTTGGAGATAATCTTCTGCTAGTGTAATTTTTGATTGAACCCAGTCTTCTAATTCATCTGACTCATCAATCATGTGATAAAGTTTTTGAGAATTTTTCATGATAGAAAGAAGCTGTGCTTTAAACATTTGGCCTTCGCCGTCTCGACCACAGCCACAATCACTATCCAACTCATCATACCCATCTGACAGTTGTTTTTCTGCTACTACGATTAGACCCTCTGCCAATTTTATTTTCTCTTGACTCTTACCTTCTTTTTTTAAATCAGAAGCAAGTTTAACAGCTTCGTAAAGATTTTTACTTGATTGCTTAATTTTCTTTTTGGTCATTTCTGAATTAACTGTTTTGTTAATTTCTTCCACCAAAAATTTTTTAATATCACTCATTGAAATCTCCTGTAAAGACTCTACTGGTCTTGATTTAGTTTTACCACCACGTTTTCTTTTACGTCTTCCGGCACAATGTGCTTTCTGACTGAAACCTTTTGGATTGGAACAATCAATAGAACGTTTATATTTCTTTGACCACTTCTCCAATATACTTATTATTTCTTTCTTTTCCAAAGTTTATCTCATGTTAAATCTACACCAAGGATGGAATCTAGTTCTTCTGCATCTGGATCTTCTGATGGATCAAAATCTTTTGGACTAACTCTTGTGGTTAAATCAACAAAAGAATCAAGAAACGCATCCTTCTCCTTCGGTACATAAGACTTTTTATTCATTAAAGGTTCGACTACTGCGACGTGCATTTCTTTTTCTTTATCAGTTAAAGGTTCTCGTAGTTTATTTTTTAATCGTAAAGTATCTTTTGGAGACCAAGAGGTAACTCTATGACCAAACACATCTTCCTTCATCATTTCCATGATGTAGTTTGCATCTTTAATTTCCGTGTATGTTTTTGGGTTTTTCATAACTATAAATATCTTATATCCTTGAAATAGCATCTAAAATTTGTGGAGATATTGGTTCTGGTAATTTATCTTTTGTAAACCAACCAACTTCTTCATGTTCCCAATCTATTTTAACAAAGAACTTACTTTTTACTCTACAAAAAAATAAAAAGTACATTCTTTCATCGGCATAATACCTATCTATACAAACTAATTTTTGATTTTTTGGTATTTCATGTGTTGTTTCTTCTTTAAATTCTCTACGGGCACAATCTTCCATTGACTCTAATTCGTTTACATGAGATTCACCAGATGGAACAGACCAACAACCAGGTAGATATTTTGCGTGTTTTGTTCTCTTCATCAAAAGAAACTGATTGTCTGATGTTGCAACCAATAAACCTGCGGCAGCTGGTTTCTTAATTTTTGAAAGTTCTTCTGGTGTTATGTAATTTATATTGTTCATTTGATTTGCCCATAGTATTCATACGAAAATTCCCAAGATTTTTTGAATCTCAGGAATTTGACGTTTTATTTTATGTTCCATTTCATTTTTTATATGGAAACATATCATTTAGTTTTTGTTGTCTCTTTTTACAACCACAATCTTCTTTACCCATGGCTTGTGCAACTTCTTCAGCAAGCTTATCAATACCAAGTGCGTTTGTAACCTTTGCAATAGTATCACCAAGACCTTGTGATTCCTGTGTTTGCGTTTGTTGTGTGTCTGTATTCATACCGTCACCTTTATAATTGTTTTACTTTAATGTAAGAAGATACTTTAGCTTATTGAATTCTGCAACCATTTCGTCGCGAATGTTTAGTAAGTCTGTGTCTGTTTGTGGGTTAAGTGCAGTTGATAACATGAGAAGATATGCAATTGTTTCGTCAATAAATGTCATACAATCTTTTTCATTACGATTGTAAACCTTCATTGGGAGCGCTGGTACACGACCATACTTACCCATTAGAACTTCTACAAAAGTATCAATCAAAGGAGTTAAGGCATCATAAATTCCACCATAAGCTTGATGACGGGCATATGACGTTGTTTGCCAATGAAAGAACTTTAATTGATTGTGTACTTCGATAAGTTTACTTGCTATCTCGTGCATTTTATTCTCCGTATTTAGACTTTAACTATTTAAATATAAATATGCCAATCAACTTAAAAACTCATTTTTTACATGAATAAGGTCTTTATTTTTGTTGACCACACGATTTATGGAAATCATAAGACCTTCCAATTCAAACTTACCAACTTCTTGGTCTTCCGTTATTATCTCATTTAACAAACCAATCCATTTTGCATTTTCATTATTCAATTTATTCGAATCGATTTCAACAACAATATCATGTTCCATTATTTCAGATATTGACTTTACTCTTTCATTTGCGTTATAAGATGATACTTCTTTTAATCTTGCCTTTAAAAATTCAAGGTCTGCTCGTTCATCCAAATATATTGTGGAACACCATGGCTCCAAAAATCTGGCAGCATTGTAATCAGAATTTGTGAGAACAAAACCTATATCGTACTTTGGTTTGATAATTGGCATCAAATTGTGATCGTGTTCAACAAAACATCCCCACTTTCGTACATAGTCCCAAGTTGATTGTTCCATCAACATTTGCCAGTCTTTTGATTTCTGTGAATGATCGGTTGTTAAAACACCATGTTCGAATTGACCACCACGACAAGTTAAATGATAAACAAGACCATCTCTAACTTGAATTAAATCCATACCATTTAAAACAAATCGATTAAATATATCTGAATCTTCTCGTGCGGATTTCATAACAGGGTCGTGTCCACCTATCTCGGTCATTTTTTTCTTGTAAACCATCCAAGGTGCGAAACATCCATGAGTAATCTTACCTTCTTGTTCCGAACTTTCTTTATCGGCAAATACCAATAATTCTTGTTCCTTGAATCCATCTTCAACATCTGATTCTGGCCAAAGACCAAAATCCATGACTATCTTTTCTGGACCCGGTGGATGTAGTGGTGGTTCAATTCTTGTTGCACAAACAACTGAATTTTCCGTAAGTTTATTATACATCTTTAAGTCTGCATCCTTGCACAAGTACATATCAGCGTGAAACACAACAACAATATCTGTTTGTGCCTCTCCAACACATCGATCGTATGCCCGACCAATCCCGTAAAGTGTATTGTTTAAATCTGGATTTATGATGTACTTAACACCAAGAGACTCGGCATTTTCTTTCATCCATTCAACTGTCCCATCGGTGTCCTTATCTATAAAGACAATTATATCATGGTCTTTACGATGAGCATTTTTTCTAATCGATGGGAGAGACCATTTCAGGTATCTTAAATTATTCTTTGATGGTATACAAAACGTTATCTTTTCCATTATATTATCCTTTTATAAGCATGACCAACTCTGCTTGAAGATTTGTTAGTAAATGAACCCTCTGTTCCAAATGGAACAATCTGTATTTTCTCAAAATCTTTTGCGTCTATTGCATCCCAATTATACATACAAAGTCCAAACTCATGCAGTTTGTTTAATAAATTATTATTGTCTGATTCGGTATAACCTTTCTTTGGTCCGTGTAATTCTCCATAAAACTCATTTATGTATGACAAAGAACCATCATCAAACATTTTGTCTATTACTTTATATTCGGCACCCTCTATATCTATCTTGAAGACAATATAGTCTTCCTTTGAAAAGTTATCGATTATAAATTTAGAAATGTCTATGCAATTTACACCATCACCATCGTCTTCTTTTTTCGTGTCTTCAAATTGCCATCCATTATATTTCTTCTTACCTTCAGAAATCCATATCGCTTTTTTTATAGGATGGAATTCTTTAAAACTAATTGTTCTACCAGTCTTCACTAGTTGTTCATAAAACACATCAGAACACTCAAACGAATAAACTGAAAATTCTTGGTAGTCAGAAAAAACTTTTGAGAATAGTTTAACCGAACAACCATTGTTTGCACCACAATCTATAAAAACTTTTCTCATATAAGTTTCAAATAATCACACATTGGTTTATGTTTTTTATCGAGTCTTTCATAATGTTCTTTCTTGAATTGAAACCTACGATTCTGATCGAAATCTTCATCATGACAGACATAATCTAATGTTAGCATAGTCCTATCTTTTCTGCTAGGTTTGATTCCACGATGCCAACCATTTGTATCGGCAACTAATAGGTCTCCCTTCTTTGCCGTTAAGTATTTTACGTTTTCTTCACCGTATATTTGATTGATAGATTCTGTTTCCCATCTGTACTTTGTGTTCCAATTTGTCCCGTTTATTTCAAATTTTTTGGTATGACTACCTTGAACATACGAGAACGGACCACCTTCCATATCAACATCATCCATGTAAATAAAGAATTTTAGAAATCTTGGAGAATTAGGGTCAACGTGATAAAGTTGAGTTCCTTCTTCTGGTAAAGAATTTACAAAACTTTTTCGTAAATTACAAGTACCAAATGCAGGTTGGCAATCTAGATACGCACCTGCAATGTCAATGATAAAATCATTGAAAACAAGAGAATGAATTTCAGGAACAGATACCAGTGGTTGTAAAACTTGAATATATGGTTTTGAATTTTTTGCCTCAAGTTGTGAGATTTTATTTTGATTATACGGATGACTAGCGTCATTCAGAATTTCTTCTGTCTTTTGGTGTATATCATCTATTAATTTATAGTCTATAAAATTTTCTATCTTAGCATATCCGTTTTTTTCTATTTCATGTGCAACCAATAATGCAGAGTCAGATGGCAGATAGTCGGGATATTTTTCTTTCCTTTGTGTATATGCATCACTAAATTTTTGTAGATTGACATTTCCATTCGTAACTGCTTTTGGGTCTGGCCAGTTAATCCAATTTATGTTTGAACCCATAACCGCTCCTTATTATAACATTTGTTTTATTTTTTCTGATAGAGGAAACTTTACATTACTTATTACTGAAGATAAATTATAATACAAACCTTCGCCTAAATTAAATAGTTCAGTTCCAGTTGTTTTAGATTGTTCGTATATCGCATTTGCAAATGTCATGTGTGAATCTAAAAATTCCTCATACACATAACCGTCGGCATCTCCAACTATATTAGTTCTAAATGCATTCGGTGGATCATTCTTTGAATTTTTACTCTTACCATCTATACCAATATAATATAAATGTGATGGTGCGAATGACATAACAAAGAAACATAGTCTTCCAGCAACACCTTCTTTTTTATCAATTTTAGTATTGTAGAAAATAAATCGCTCCCTGTACTTCGATTCAAATTTCTTGAATGTCTCTGAATTATAAAAAGGTCTACCGGCTTTTGGTTCAAGTGCAATTGTACACGATGGATTTTCTTCTAGAAATGTTATAAGTCTATGATCTTCAAAGTCTATTATTTCAGACAAAGTTATGTGTATTATATTTTTAAGATTTCTTATTTCATCATTCAAATAAAAAAATGAAGTGGTACAGATTCCATCCACCTCAATATTTTGCCACTTCCGTTCATTCAGAGAAGGACCGGAACCCATGACTAGTATTTTCTTACCAGAAAATTTTTCAATGAAAATGTCTGGAGAAATTGTGCTTGAATTTGTTTCTAGAAATTTTAACATAACTTTTCATACAAAGATTGTGCAACATTAAACTGCCATTCATAATCTATATCAAACGCATCAAGTTCTTCCATTACAAATAGTTCCGGCTGTGGTGGATAGTTTTTATCCATCCAATGTCCATCGCCAATTATATCTAAACGACTTGCATACAAACAATGAGCGGCTTCATAAATTGGGTCAACAAATTTTGTATTCATTATTGTAGAACCCTTCCAATCTGTAATTGGAATTCCATCAGAATTCCAATAATATGTTTTCTTTTCAAAGACTGCAAAACCACCTTCTTTATCTGACTCAATAAATTTTTTTATAAAATTGTCTATTGTCTCTATCTTCAACAAAGGATTACACGCGCTAACTAAAATAACATACTTGAATGGTAGTTTATCCCACCACTCATATATTTCGGTCATCGGTTGTCCCTCTGATTTTGCAGACTTCTCTGAACGGTGGAAAATATTTATACTGTGATTAGATGCAATTTGTTTTAACTCATCTTCATACGCTGAAAAATAAATATTTGACTTTGGAATAACAGTTGATTTATTTAATTTCTCAAAAAGGACATCAACTAATGTTGTTCCTGCAAATGGTCTTATCATTTTTCCAGGCACTCTTTGTGAGCCAAGTCGAGCCTGTACTAATATACAAATGTCTTCAATTCTTTTCATCGTTATCAGCAAGTTCGTTTAACAATTCATTGATACGAGCATCACATTCTTTTATATCCTTGAATATTGTTCTAGCTCTATCGGGTGCAATTTCAAATGCAAGTCTAACGGCATCCATCCAATTTACATTATTGCGAGCTCTTATACGTTCGATATCATCGATAATTTCGTAATCACTTCTTTTATTCATTTCAAAAAACCTCGATATGTTAGTGTCCCATGATTTTATTAAAGGTAAATCCGCAGCTCTATGATATGTACCGTTTCCGATTTGTTTGAATGGTACTAAACTAGATGAAAGTATTTCATCACAATATGACATGAATAGATTTTCTATCTCATGTATTACTTTATCATAACCGCTTTTAAAAGTTTCCGTAAAAGGATCTATGTCAACCATCTTTTGTACATATATGTCTCCCGTATCTAATCCTTCATCTATCTTATGTATTGTCACACCGACGGGTGTATTATCATGGAAAGCCCAGAATAATGGATGCTTTCCACGATTGTATGGTAAATATGATATATGTAAATTTATTATTCTATCATTTGTTGTATCTATAACTTCTTTTGACACTATATGACAATAACCGAAACTCACCACCCAATCAAATCCCATGACATCAGTTGGAGTAATTTTTTCCGATGTGTTCGATACATCATGACCTTTTGATTCTAAAAATTCAATCAGTCGTGTTTTTGTTTTATCATAACCCAAAAAAAGTATTCGCATTTAAACCCCGTATAATAAATACATTTAAATAATTTCCCTTATCATTTTGAATTTTTCAGAGTAGACTACACCAACTTCAGAGCCCCATACTTTCATAAGATTTTCTATATTCTCATAACTTCTAGAATGTGGATATGTTCTCATTTCCTCATCGTATATTTTTAGGGCAGCAATTTTGTTATCTACATCTCTCTGTGAAATATCAACGTAAGTATTTCCGTCATAAATTATAGTTGGATTATAATCAGTAGAAGACGGCACATAGTAAGAGTAAATTTTTATCTTATTACCATATTGTGGTCTAAATGCAATTAATGCCGCCTTTGTAACGATAACGTGATCAATATTCAAATCACCAATGAAGTGAGTAAAAATTACATCCGGTTCATAATCTACATTCGATTCTATAAATTTAGCAATATCTAAAACAGAGACAGAATCCATTTTATTATCTGGAAAGTTTCCATAATTAATTTTTTTTATACCTAGTATTTCGGAAACTTTTTCTAATTTAGAATTTCTATTTGGACTCCCATCTAATCGACTGCCGACGCCATCCGTAAAAGTAATTAAATGTATATCATTACCTTCACGCGATAATTTCGATATAGTTGCCCCACATCCTAAAGTTTCATCATCGGGATGAGCCGCTAATACCAGTATTTTATTTTTTGATGATTTTAACATCCGATATAATTTCTCCGTTAATTATTTTTGCCCTACTAAACTCTAAAACATATCTTCCGATTTGTATATATGGATTTGGGTAATCTTCCGCATCTAACATTCTTATTTGATCGTAAATATACGAAATATCTTTTGAATCTTCAAAAATTAATTCATTATTTTTTCGTCTTTTATATGAGTTAGAATTTCCCGATTGTGGTATTGGTGATAATTTTTTTTGTACGCACTCAATTATTAAGTCGGATGCAACCCCAGCAATCGTAAACCAAATATCTCTCAAACTACCTTGTAATGTTATTTGTTTATTTGTATAAATTCCACCAGAATCCACTTCCGATTTCATCTCTATTAAATTAACTCGTGTAGATACAGTCCCTTTTAATATTTGATTTTGTATTGGACTACCACCACGATCATCCGGTAAATTTCCAGTATGAATCACAACACATCTAAATTCATTGAATATAGATTCTGGGACTATTTCCGACCAATGAAAAAAGAATATCCAATCTGGTTGTATTCTTCTTAAATCATCTATACTAAATTTATTGAGAAATATAACATCATCTAATTTTCTCGAAACTAAATTTGATGCTTCGCGAGACCATTCATTGTTTTTAGAAATCAAAACAATCATAAGACAAAATCATCCTCCTGATAATCTCTGTCCGATATTTTTCCAATTACATCATAAAACTTATTTGCTGGAATATTTCCTTCCAAGAACGGTCTCTTTGTTGTGATATTATAGGTGGAAAATTCTTCACCTGCTTTTATTGGATTAGATACCACAACAGACCGCATGGCCTTTTTAAAATCATTTTCTGATTCTGTAAAATTAGATTCTTTTGTTCCCATGCATTTTTCGGTGTACCTAATGTGTTCAATCATAATTTTTAATTCATGAGGTTCGACTGCAAATGGGTGATCTGGTCCTTTCAAAAATTTACTTAATGTAAAATGCTTTTCTATAACTGTTGCTCCCGCAGCAACAGCTAGTGCAGATGTGAATGGAGAAATAGTATGGTCTGAAAATCCAGTCTTATATCGTTTATCTATTGACATCTCTTGAATTGTATTCATATTCACATCAGAAGGTGGAGTTGGATATGCATTATTACAATGTAAAAATGTTACATCATCTACTCCATGTTTATTTGCAATATCTAAAATACTATCAATCAATTTAATGTTCGCCCCAATTCCTATTGAAACAATTATTGGAAGTTTTGCAGAACAAACCATATTTACAAATCTGGGATCTGTTGATTCAAAACCAGCAATTTTCAATCTCTTCACACCAATACTAACAAGTTCATCAACTGCCTTTTCATCAAATGGAGTGGACATAAATTCAATATTGTTCTCATCACAGTATTTTTTTAAATCTGGTTGCCATTCTCTTGGAAGTTCTATATCTTTTATCAGTTTTGGTAAGTTCGTATAATTTGCAAAATCTGGTGTATTTTTACTGTAAAGTGTTTCTGAAGAATATGTTTGGAACTTTACGGCATCGGCACCCGATTCTTTTGCCACATCTATAAGTGAAATAGCTTGGTCAAAACTACGGTTGTGATTAGCTCCGGCTTCTGCTATGATAAATGTCTTTTTCATATAATGGTAAATTCAAAATTAGTTTATGTAAATGTTCTGTGTTCGGTAAAATACAATTATCATTAAACAATGAAGTTTTATGTATCATTGGATAATGTTTTGAAGTTGGAAACTCTGTGTACAATTGTTCAACGGAGTTCGTATCACATATTAACGTTGCAAAGTAGTATGACGAATGTAAATCGTGTGGAAGCAATCTGCCATTTAGATTTAATCCTTTAACTAACTCATTACATTCTTTCCGTACTTTTAATTTTTCCCCATACCTGTTTAATTGTGTCAGTGCAATTGCGGCATTTAAATTATTCATGTAAAACTTGAATCCGTCAGAAATTATATCGTAGGTATTTTCTATTTGTTTTCTACCAAAGTTTCTATACAAGTTGAAGTAGTGATAAGATTCTTCATCGTCTGTTGAAATCATACCACCATCAGATGCTGCAATCGGTTTGAATGGATGGAATGAAAAGAAAATAAAATCGGAATTTATAGTTGGAGTTACACAGTGAGCAGAATCCACAAGGATTATTTCGTCAAATCCATCTTCTTTAATAGAATCAAACCCATGTATATCCGAGACTCCACCATATAAAATTGGCATTAAGATTATTTTCCTACCATTATCTTTTCTTATTTGACGATAATGATTTACATCAAACAACAAATTATCATCAACATCTACAAAAATAACATTGTGTCCAAGATGACGTGCCGCCCAAGCTGGCGATATAAAACCGATTGATGTTGTGTAAACATCGCAAGTACCATACTTTTCTTTTAGATATGCAAATATCATAAATGCAGAGGCAGACGCAGAATTTGTTGCCACATTATACTTCTTTTTACTGAAAGGTACGAACTTGTTTTGAAATTCTTCAACGAGTGGTCCGTAACCGATATTACCGTTTTGAAGAACTTCTGAAACAAATTCCGCGTCTTCTTTTAAGATTTCTGTGTTAAACAGTTTCATCTAAAATGCCTCTGGTGATAAGTTGAACCAAAGATTCAACATCATTGGTCAGATACAATGAGGAATTAAATTCTCTACCATCGTACTTATTCCAAGTTTGGTGTGTCTTGTTTGTATATTGAGGTCGAATCTGTAAAAGATTTATATCTGGCACTTTATAAGTAAACGGCAATTCTGTAATAGCTAACATATCTTCATGAAGTTTTTCACCAGGTCTAATACCAACTACATCATATTGTACTTCTTTGTTTGTAATCTTTGAAAGGGCATTGACAACATCCAATATAGTATATGAATTTATCTTCGGAACAAATACTTCGCCACCGACTGAATGATAAAGTGCATTTAAAACAGTATCGACTGCATCATCGAGTGTAAATAAAAATCGAGTCATTTCAGTATCTGTCACTCGTATTCTTTTGTTATCATTAATCATTTCCATCCAGAGTGGAATGAAAGAACCTCTACTTGCAATTACATTTCCATATCTAACAGAAGAGAATATTGTTTCGGACGAATTATAATCGTAGTTGGTGAATATTCTTTCCGCAATAAACTTACTTGACCCATATACATTTACTGGTTGACAAGCTTTATCAGTTGAGATCAGAATACATTTCTTAACACCACTTTCCAATGCAGCACGGGCAACATTTTCAGAACCCAATATATTTGTCTTGACACATTCATCTGGGTGGAATTCCATATCATCGATTCGTTTTAGAGCCGCTGTGTGAATTACATAATCTGGTTTATGTTTCTTAAACGAAACAAGAAGTTTATCATAATCTCGAATGTCTCCGATGATTGTGAATACTCTTGAATCACCACTAAAAGAAAGAGCTTGCTTGCCCTCGTCTCTTGAATAAACTATGATATTACACTGGTACTTCTTCAATCTCTTTACTAATTCTTTTCCAAGAGAACCAGTTCCGCCAGTAATAAGGATTGTTTTGTTTTGAAAAAAGTTTTCCATGTATTAACCTCTTAGCTTATTTCTTACTGGAACCTGTGAATCTGTTATACGAATCACCCCATCACCATAAGCTTGTTCCAATTCACGTATACCTTTAACTAACTTAATTAGACCTTGTGGTTCTACTGATGACATATGGTCAGTTCCCCACATTGTCCGATCAAGAGTAATATGACGTTCGATTATTGATGCACCAAGATAGATAGAAGCAACAGATGTCCCTAATCTAAATTCATGTCCAGAATAACCAACCTCACACTTGTACTTTTGTTTTAATGTTTTTATAGCAGACAAGTTAAGTTCTTCGATTGGTGCAGGATATGTGGAATTGCAATGAAGTAAAGCAAATTCTTTTGCGCCTTTCAATATACCGACGGCATGATTTATTTCTTCTTCCGTTGACATTCCAACCGAAAGAATAATCTTCTTACCAGTCTTTACTGATTCTTTTAATAACTCATCGTTAGTTAACATTGCAGATGGTATCTTAATAAACGGTATATCATATCCATTTAGAAAATCAAGTGAATCCAAATCCCAAGGGGATGCAGACCAAGCAATTTCTTTTTCTTTACAATAGGCATCTATTTCATCGTATTGTTCTTTGCCAAATTCTACCATATGCTTGTATTCAAGATACGTCATTTGTCCCCACGGTGTATCTCTCATAACATTCTTTTGATGTTCTGGGACACACACATCTGGATTTCTTTTCTGGAATTTGACAGCATCACAACCCGCAACAGCGGCAATATCTATTAACTTTTTTGCGATATTCATATCACCATTGTGATTAATACCAATCTCTGCAATGATATACGTTTTATTCATGTTGTTCATTTCTGTAAATTATTGATAGTGTAATATACCAAATTATTTTGAATTAGTCAAACATATTTAAAATGTGATTTGATATTCTTTCCGATGCATTACCATCACAGAATTCATCAAAGTATTTTTGTATATGTGTATAATTTTTAGTCGAGTCATGGTTTAATATCGAATCTATATGATATGGCTTTAGATTATTCTTTATATCGCCCATCATATAATTGTATCTCTCGATAAAAGATTGAACACGAGATTCACCAATCTTTGTCTTGAACATTTCAAAAGAATCTACATTTATAATTCTCTTCCAGAATTCGTATTCGTGTCCACGATATTGTTCGAAATCAAAGTTATGTAGGATATTACTGTCCTCTTCGTCTATGTATAAAAATTTCTTTCCATAAATGAGTGGGTACATTATAACGGAAGTTATAATTCCTATATTACAAACGGATTCTTGAAGATATTTTTCAAGTTCCTGTTGAGACTTTATCACATTAATTGAGTTGAAAATATCAGAAGAAAAATCATCTTTAAATACTTCAAACTCTTTTGGATGTGGTTTATAACAAAGAACATACTTTTGTGATAGTTCGTTATTATTTTTTATCTCATCCATTATTTTCAATATCTTTGGACGAATTAACTTATCCATATTACCGTAAACAATAATATACTTTTCCGTCGATGACTCCGAAGACACCACGTTATCAAATTTTGGTATACCAACAATTACGGATTTATTGTCTATCCAACCAGATAATTTTTTAGTATCAAGAGACCATTTACTATGTTCAAAGAAAACATCAATCGCATTCGTTGGGTATCTGAATCTACTTAATATTTCTAATCTACATTTCAAAGTGTTTGGGATCCATGTACTATTTTCTATACAAGTTATTATAGAACCAGCGTGTTTGAATTCATCTATGATTGACGTTTCAGGAGACCAAGCTTCTCTACTAATTACAACAACGTCCGGTATGAATGGTAGATGAGTTCCGAGTGATTGTGAATAATACTTGAAATCAGATTCTTCTGTTTCAAAATTACATGACATTGAAAAGTTTTCAATAGAATTGTTTGTTGGATATTGTGTTGCAATTTCATTGGTGTATATGAAAATAACTTTACAATCTTTTTTCGATAAGGAATTGTAAACATTCTTCTGCTCATTAAATGAACGTTCACAAGAAGCGAACATTAGTATATTTTTCATCAATCAAACCTTTTTATAAAACCACGGTCATCAAACTGTGGAGGTCTTCCCCATTTATTTATCCAATTCTGATAATTCTTTACTTCAGATTCTATCTGTCTTTTATCACTCTTACCATCATTTTCTTCTAAACGATGAGAACCTCTTGCACCAAAATGCCAGACAACAGATTTGGTTGTAACAACAAACTTGTAATCCTCATATAACATACGCAAGAAAAGGTCTTTATCTTCCCAACTTGTTGGCGAAAATATAGGATCATTCCCTCCAATATAATCCCAATCTTTCTTTTTTATCAGACCCGATACACCTTCCGCCCATTCAAACGTAAAGTCATTCATTCCTGAAAATGCATCTGCATAATCTATGAAACTTTCTTTTTCAAAGTTATCGTGGTACGCACCAAACCATTCAGTCGGTACAATTAATGTTGCAGGTCTAGATTCTTCATTAAAAATATTTGGTTGTATTCTTTGACTGAAGACCCACATTTTTTCATCTGGGTATTCTTCAAATATCTTTAGACATTCTAAATCCCAATTTTTAGAAACATAAAAATCAGAGTGTAAAAACATTATGTATTCTGTCTTTACTTTTTCTGCACAGAAATTCATACCACCACCAATACCACGAACTGTTGTGTTATTCGGTTCTATATAAATTTCAAGATTGTACTGCTCTTTATTTTTTTCTAACCATTCATTTGTACCATCTGTACAATTTTCAGCATGAACAATAAATGGGGAATCTTTATAAAAAGAATGTTCTCTAACGGATTCGACCGCCAACTTCAAGTAGTTTAAATTATTGTACGTGCTAATACAAAATGTCATCGGAGAATCCATGTGTTATCCTATTGTGGTATAGAAGTTATTTTGTGATTCTTGTTTTTCGATTGACTTGTTATGGAAAAGACAATAGTCCTTATCTTCTGGAAGGAAGGCATACTTGTCATATCCTTCTATTTGTTCGTGAACTTTATTCTTCCATCGTATATTTTCTTTATTGCGGTAGATTCTCATTTGCCAGTCCGGCCAATTTATTCTACCCAAATCATCATTACGCCATCCCCATAAATTAATATGACGAGATGTTATACCATTAACCGTATTCCATCTTGGAACTATTATAAGGTCAATGTCTTGATTATGACCAAGTATATCCCTTATGTTTTCAAGTAAAAATCCAGACGGCATTTCATCTGCATCTATATTGAATATCCATTCTTTTGTGCAATGATTCTTTAGATTATTTTTGAAAGAAGCAAAATCCCCATTCAATGAAAACTCTATCACTTTTAGTGGTGGCAAAGTATACTCATACTTTTTTACAACTTCACGAACTTCATTTGTTGTGTTTTGCGAATCAAGTTGTAGAACTATCTCATCATCTTCTTTTATATTTATGCGAATTATATTAAGAAGTTTATCAAGTTCTTCATGTTCGTTACAAGCTGTTATTGTGTATGAGATCATGTATTCTCCACTTTCTTTAAAGTTGGCAACTTCTTTAACTGCGGAAGATTTAGTGCAACTTTCTCTGCAAACTTTGGAACGTACTTGTCTAACATAACTGAAAACTTATCTTTCATAGAATCATAAGACCACTTTGTTTCCATTTCCTTTACAGACTTTTTAGACTCTGAAAGATATGACTTATACTTCTTGTAAACTTTTTGTAGTGTTTCCGCCGCTGATTGATAATTCACAGTAAACCAATTAGAACCCTTATTCAAGATTCCTTCCCAGACTGCACTTTGGTGAATTTCCGTCAACTTACCATCTAGATATGTGTGAAATGCTGGATTGACAAAATCTACATGACCACTCCATCCAGAAACTAAAACTGGCTTTCCTGTTGTGATAAATTCTGCAATAGGTCTTCCATATCCCTCACCCTTCGTAAATGAAACGAGTGCCTTTACTTTTTCGTGATTGTAAAGTGTATTCATTTCTTGGTCGGTCAAATCACCGTGGAGAAGGTAAACATTTGGAAGATTTTTCTTCTTTGACATTTGTTTTATGAGATCAATCTTTTTAAGAAATACACTTCTATCAGTTATTGAAAATGAACCATTGGATGCTTTTAGAAGCAGTGCTGGTGGATTTTCGGTGTCTCCGAAAGTTTCAAAGAAAGTAAAAATGAGTCCAGACAAATCTTTTCTATCTTGACCAAAATCACCCTTCAACCAATGTCCAACGAAAAGATAACAGAAATCTTCTTTTATTTGATCTAATGTATTCTTTAAATTTTCTTCCAAAGGCAATTCTCTATTGAAAATATCTGTTCTGACTCCTTCGTGCAAAATTTCAATTGGAACTGTAATTTCTACATTGCCAATCGCCTGTCCTGTTTGTTTGTCACGCTTTTCATACTTTGTATTGATGAATACGTCTTTTGCGTGTTTCGATGGAACAATAACAAGATTCATCCTATTACAACCTTCAATCCATTCACCCGAACATAAATCTGTTTCGACGCCAGCAGTAATCCCGATATTGTACTTACCAACAGCTTGGAATTCATTTGGTATTGTACATTGAACCCAGACGTCCGGTTGTGATTGCAGATTTGGAATAATCGCATCCAATATCTTTTTATGGTCTGATATCTCTGGGTTGAGAGCGTTCATAGGTGTCTCTCCCCAATTGATTGATATTACTTTGATATTAAATTTATCCATCTCAAATAGAGATAAGAGTAAATCTCTGGCGTGTTCACCATAACCACTGCGTGTTGCAACTGGTCCACAAAAAACTAATTCTGGTTTATAACTCATCTTATCCTCACGCTAAATGTAATTCATAACGATTTCTTGGTGTGAAGTTCTGGAAGCATCCATCGATACTTTCAACAACACGTTCACACATAAGTTCTCTACTCATACCGACCTCTTTTGAAGTTGCGAATTCTCTACCCTTCATACCGGCGGCTTTACGTTCTTCCTTTGGAGTCTTATACCATTCATAAAGTGCCTGTCCAATTTCACGGAAGTCTGCACGGTCATCAAAGATGTATGGTGTTGGGACAGAACCTTGAAGTGAAATGTTTGATGGCCATACTGGCTTTACCCATTCACCATGTTGGAGAGTTGACCATTCTTCTTTTCTGTGGAGAGTCTTTACTTCAATATAATCATCTGGGGTAAAATATTTCCCTGTCTTTGGATTTATAAACCCACAATGGTCTTGCATACCGCCGGTCACATTAATAACGATTGGTGTACCGGCAACGATTGATTCTGCAGTTGACAAACCAAAACCTTCGTTCGAAGTCATGTTCAAAGTTACGTCTGCAACATTGTATAGAACATTTAGAGCCTCTGACGGAATTACCTTATCACTAAACATAACAGGATATTCGTTACAAAGTTCACTTACAACAGCTGTAAGGTCTGTGCCATTTTGATCAATTGGTTGTGTGTGCATAAGAAGTAAACAATCTTCGGCAGCATTACCACCGTTCTTATCAATTAACTCGCACATCTCTTTGTAAGCAAGTACAACATCACCTGGGTGCTTACGATGGATGTTTCTGTTATTCCAGAATACAACAAACTTATCCTTGTTATTACCACGAACTTTATTTGTTTCATTTACAAGAGCATCCCATCCCTTACCACCTTCTTTAATCGGATAAAACATTTCCGTGTTAATTCCGTGCGGAACATATGTTACTCGACCCGAATTAACCGAACCCTCGAATCGATTCAGTACACGATGGTTGATACCATATGTTTGTTTTGAGATTGCCATCAACAAATCACAACTAGAATATGCTTCCTTGTTCCACATTGGATCTGGAATATCATCCCAAATGTTCAAGTAAATGAGTGGTATATTTTTTCGAATTTCATGTTCCATATTATACAACCAACCCCAAAAACGTGGGTCAGTGAAATGGAGGATTGCGTCTGGCTTCTCCGCATCAATCAGACGACGAATCAACATTGAATCACCATATCCATCATTACAAAGAATTTTAATAGACGCGTCTTCCACACCAGTTAATTTTTTGGCGTCATCTGACAAGTCTAATAATTTTCCTTTTTCTGGGTGGTTGATTGCGGCACCAACTTGAAACCAATCATATTGTTGAACTGTACCAAGAACCATATCACGAGATACGGTGGCGATACCGCTAGTCAGACGGAGGTCGTCTGATAGAAGTAGAATCTTTTTCTTTGCCATTACAAAACCTTTTATTACGAAACTTCTTTTTAATAAATATCAATATACGAAAAAACGATTACAATAACAAGTGTGGTTTAGCTTCAATCAAACCATTTTGTGTAATCAATACATGTTCACAACTTGCATGGAATTCGGGAATATTAGTTGCATTCACGTAAGACATCGCCGAGCGAACACCGTCTCTGATGTCATTTATTATTCGTTCGGCCTTGCCCTTATATGGAATCAACTTTGAATTGCCTTCTACATTCTTTTCTTCCAAACCATGTGCTTGTTTTACTTCCGCCGATGCAGAACCACGATACTTCTTGAAGAGTTGTTCGTTTGGCCACATTCCCATTCTTTGAATTTCACCGGGACTCTCGCGAGTTCCTGCAAGAAGTGAACCAATCATTACAGTATCGGCACCGAGTGAAAGTGCCTTTGCAACATCACCTGTCATACGAATACCACCGTCTGCAATAATTGGAACATCAAGTCCACTTTCTTCTACACCACGAATACATTCCATCAGTGCGGTTACTTGTGGAATACCAATACCAGTTCTGATACGAGTTTCACAAAGTGAACCATTACCAATTCCAACACGAATTGCGTCGGCACCCCACTCCGCAAGATTACGAGCACCTTCGTATGTGGCAACATTTCCTGCAATTATATCAACATATGACGGGAGATTTTCTTTACACCACTTAATTGCATCACGAACTTGTTTTGTGTTTCCGTGAGCAACATCAATCAAAAGAACTATTGCACCGGCATTGGCAAGTGCAGCTGCACGTTCTTGATAATCACCCGTTGCACCAATCGCAGCAGATACAAGCTTTTCTTGTTCTTTAACTTTTATAACGTGTTTAACTTGTTCATTAATTTTCATAAAGCGATGGATGACACCAACTCCACCATACGATGCAATCGCAAGAGACATCTTTGAATCTGTCACGGTGTCCATTGGTGATGCAACAAGTGGAGTTCCAATTGTATATTGTCTTGTGAATCTTGTAGTTAAATCACATTGACTTCGGCTTTCTACTTCCGAATATTTTGGGACAATTTGAATGTCATCAAACGTGTATGCGTATTTCATTCTTTCACCCTATTTTCTTTTGGACATAAATCATATCTATCTTTGAATTCACACCACTTGCAGTTCTTACCCTTATCACCGGCAGTTGCTGGGTGTGTAATATCTGTTCTCTTGTTTCCTTCTTCATCGAAGTTTGATACTACGAAGTTTTGTATTTCTTTGAGAATCTGTCCTTGTGATACCTTACCGTGAGATGGTTCAAATCGTTGAACACGTTTCCGCATAGCGGCATACTCTGCACTCTCATCAATCTTTCTCTTCAAAATCAAATACTCAACAACAATATCATCGGGGTCGATGTTAAATTGTTTTGCGTAGAAGGTTTTGTAAAGAACAAGTTGAGACACCTTTGTTTTGTCTGCCTTCATATACTTGTTCCAACCATTTGTTGAAGTTTTAAAATCGTAGATGTGGATTGTTCCTGTCTTTTTATTCTTCATCACAAGGTCAAGGAATCCAACGAGACGAACCGTTGGGTGAGATTCAACAGGAACAATGTTGATTGGTGATTCGATACCGATAAGTTCCCAATCGTTCTTTGTAAAGAACTCATCTCTCTTTGACTTGAACCAACGGATGATTTCAATACCATCCATTAGATATTCCTGCATTTCTTCTTTGTCAGAGAAATGTTCACCACCATTTTCTTCTAACGATTCTTTATAAACTTCTTGCATCTTTTCACGAAGAAGAGTTTCAAGTGGAAGTTCATTTGCTTCTTGTAAAGTAGAACGATACATCATCTCGATATACATCTGAAGGACTTCGTGCATCGCAGTTCCGAATACAAGTGCAAGTGAAGGTGAACCAACATCAACCTTGTCAATGTAATTCAACTTCCAACGGTGAGGGCATCCCTTCCACATTTGATATTGTGAAAAGGAAATTTTAGCGGCAGGCATTACTTACCCCACTTCCCATTCTGCACGAGTTGGGCAATGATTCCATAAACTGAAATGTCCTTGAATGTGTCTTCAAGTGATTCACCGACGGCATCTACCGAACCAAACATAATCATTTGTTTGTACCGATTTATTTTATCATTCAGACGGAAGAACAAACCTTGAAGTGATAACTTTCTATCATTCTCTCTTTCAAGAGTTGTACCCAACGAGATGTTATCTGGTCCATAGTTTGACTGTTTACGGCAAAAGAGTTCATACTGTTCACGTTGAATTCTCTTGAAGTCATCTGTCATTAGTGGGTACTTTTCTTCCATCTGCATAACAATGCTGTCTGTTTCTTTGTTCCGACCCAAGTCAATTTCTTTTATTGCCATTTTCGTTGTCCTCATTTTACTGTTTTCATTTGTTTCTTAAATTTCTCAATATCTTCTTTCTTTGTTCCGTAGGATTCCAAGATAGAAACCAATTCGTTTGGATTGATACGAACTAGGTCTACAATATACTCATAAATCAGCTTCTTTCCAACTTGAAAATGTTGGCGGAATATCTCTACAAACTCTTGGTCAATCTCTATCTTTGTTTTCTTCTTCGTGTATTTCAAAAAGAAAGATGTTTTTGGTAGAGCATCAAAGAGAAGATTGTAATAATCTTTTGAAGTAAGTATTCCGTTGGAATACTTTTGAAACTCATTGATTGCTTCTACCAATTCCATCTCCATAGAAAACCAACGTGAAACAATAAAATTGTTCCACGTCTTTTGGTCTTCAGCCGAAAGAGTGTCCCATTTGATTTTATCTTTTGAGACTCCCTTTATATGATCAAACAAGTTCCGAGCCATTACCGGGTGCCTTTGGTAGAAGTTCTTTTGGAATAGTACCGCACTCAATACACGCAAATGTTTCAATAGGAATCAAAGACTCTCTACCATTTGGTGAAACAAGCGCTGAAAGTTTCTTGAACATAAAAACGGTATTAAAAAAATGACTACCGCAATTTGGACAAGTTAGATCTTGTGCTTCATTCAGATTTACATTTACACGTTGTGGTTGTGGTTCACCACCACCGATGTCAAATACATTGCTCATATTATTTCCTTTGGTCGATTTCCATAATTAGTTGAATAAACATAGACATAGCATTAATTTCGTGGTCTACTACCATGGCGTCTTTGTATTGTGATTCCGCGATGATGACGATTACTGTGGATACAAATCCGTTGGCATATTGTTCTACATTATCGTAAAGATAACGGAACAGAGGATTGTAATCACGGATATTGTTGTCAGCAAGAATCTGACGAATCTCCGTGAACTTTTCTTTCTTGTTCTTACCCGACTTCAAAATATCAACGATGGTAGAATAGAAATTATTCTGAACAAGTGTTGACTTATCAAGTTGAAGTTTACCGTCGAGAATACAACGTTGCATTGTATTCAGAACACGACGAATATCTGGGTAAGTGAGATTGATGATTTGTGCAACGTCTTCCTTCGAGAACTCCACTCCTTCGCCTTCAAGAATTCCAATCGTGTGAATGGCAACATCTTTCTTTGACGGTGGAACGATATTGAAGATTTGACAACGAGATTGAATCGGGTCAATAATCTTATCAACATAGTTGCACGT